ACCTGAAGAAAAAAAAGAAGAAAAAGTAGAAAAAAAAGTAGAAGAGATTAATAAACCAAAAGTGTGATTGCTAATTTCAATCTATTCTAAGATAAATACTCGGGAGTTTTTAGTTCCCGAGTTTTTTATTGATTAATTCTAAACAAAAGCTTGGAATCCAGCTCTCATATCAGATATATGTATAGCACCCGGTGTTGTTGCACCATGCAAGAAGTAGATGCAAGGCATAATTACATCGTCATTATCAAATGTAAATGCTCTAGGTGTTGTAGGAGCAACTCCATCTATCAACGCAGTTACTACACCAGCAGCAGATACGTTAATTCTAAGAGTTTTTACTTGTCCATCAGTCCAAGCATCTGTACTGTTAGTGTAATTTACGCCACCTGTATTTACTTGGTCTGCTATTGTTATAACCTCAGTTGTCTGAGATTCTTCAACACCGATCAAATAAAAATCTGTGTATGATGTAAATGCAGCTTGATAATCTTCTTGTTTGCGGAAACCCATATAAATAGGATCTGCACCACCTGCATCTGCAATTGTGATTTTACATTCAAAGAAGAATGCTGGAGAAGTTCCAACAGTATAAGCATGTCTATTAGTTGCTAATATACCCCATGCATACTCAGCTCCTTCATCATTAATTACATCTAATGATATAAGAAGTCCTGTAGCATCCATTACTGGTGCTATAATTGTTTGTCCAGCACCGAGTATATGTTGCTCCATAATCTCTCCGCCTTGCATAACCATAAGGTTTTCATCGCCAGTTGCTCCAGTTGGAACACCGCCTGTATCTGCCTTTGTAGACATAACAGGAGCCGAAGTGATTGGACTCATCCAAGTATTAGAAGCATAAATACCTCTAGCACTTACATCACCACTAAAAGTTACACCTTCTGTATCTACAGCAATTTTAGTCTGATTCTGAAATCTAACATCAGCAGTTGTATAAGCTTGACCAGCATTTGATGGAGTTGTATTGAATAAATCTAATCCATATAACCAATCTGGGATAGCTTGAGAACCTTGAGCAACACCAAAAGCAGCTCTACCAGCTGTTCCAGCTCCTCCTCCAAGCCTCGTTGCTACTACACCATAAGCATAACCGTTGAATGGAGTATTGTATTGAACAAGACTACCAACACCACCGAATTCACCTGTAGCAGGTACGCCACCAGCATCTTCACCTTGGAGCCATCCTTTTACACCAAAAGCATAAACTAAAGGCAAATCGCCAGCATCAGTTTCGTCTATATCACAATGACCTTCTACACCAACAAAAGTTGATGCTATTATTGAGCCATCTGCTTGATTAGCATATCCGTATACGCCTAAACCTTGAAGTAAATTAGAACCTGAAGAGGCAGTAAGAGATCCGAATGCAGCATTAGGAGAATGGCCTCCGTCTCCTGAAGTTACTATTTGGTTTCCTTGAATAGCACTTAAGGTTGAAGCTCCACTTGCAGTAGAATCATCTGAATAAGCCTGAATAATATTATTGTCTACGTTGAAGACATTAACACGATAAGTACTATCTCCAGCTAGGATTTTAGTTGTTCTAGTTTCTGGGGCAGAAGACAAAGTTAAAGTAGCTGCTAAGTTAGAGGCACTAGTAAATTCTAATCCAGAATAAGTTATTACACCAGCACCAGCACCATCTATTGCAGGGGCAGCACTTGATGTAATAGTTAAATTGCTTAATGATGTCACTCCAGCAGATCCGTGGTTAACAGCTGCTGCTACTCCAGAAACAATAGTACTGTCAGCGATAGCTGTAGCAGTAGTACCCGCTGTTGTAATTGTACCAGCAACATAACTACCTCTATTGATAGAAGCTGCACATGCTCCAGTAGGACTAATAGCACATCCAATTCTTGAACTAGCTATAGCCAATGTTCCACCAGCGATTGCTAAAGCAGTAGCTCCAGCACCAACAAATGAATCTTCAATAACTACTGTAGAAGCTGCAATATTAACAACACCATCTGTAGTAGAGGCTGTGTTACATTTGAAAATATCTACAGGGCCTGTCCATGAAGCACAATCTACGATAAATCCATTTGTACAATTGAATGTACAATTAAAGAAACGTAGTCTAGTTGTTCCTGCTGCTGCTGAAGTAATAATATCAGTTGCAGAGGTTAAAAACAGATCTTGGAAAATAACTGCACCAGTTGCTGGAGGTGTGTGAACCCCAGTAATTATTGATTGTATATTATCTCCACGAATAATTAATCCATCTGTCAATATAAGGTTTTCTGTGTATGTTCCAGGTCGAACCCAGATCATTACTGTAGCACCAGCAGCAGCTGTAATAGCAGCTTGAACTGTAGTAAAATCAGCTGTACCATCTGCATCTACAACATATTCTGTGATTGGTGAATGTCCTTGACCACCAAGAATTTCCCAGTTAGTAACGCCCCCAGCTCTGGAAGTAACTATAAATACTGTATCGGTTAAAGTATTAATCCACATTTGCTGAGGATCATATCTGTCAGCTGTAGTGGGATCTGTTTTAGCTATAATTGCTTTTGGAAACATTGCTATTAATGGACTAGATAGTCCGTAGCTTGTTTCATTTCTTTGTTTGTATTTAGCCATAACTTTATACTCCTAGTTAAAGTTTTAATTTTAATCTATATAGTATTTAATTTAATTGCATTATACCTTGAAAGAAAGTAGTACTTTAGTTACACTATGTTCATGAAAAGAGAAAGAGTGGCTTTATATTTAACTGAAGATCAGCATAAAGAGTTAAAATCTTTTTGTGCAGCTATCGGTGTATCAATGTCTTACTTTTGTGATATAGCCATTAGAGATAGAATGAAAAAAGAAATAAAGAAACAAAATGAAAAAAAATAAAGAACTAAAAAGAATTGCTTTTGACATAGATAAGAAAATTAAAGCTAAAACATCTTACCATTGTCAGATGAATGATATTTCTCTTAAAGACTTTGTCACTAAGTTGATAACTGATTTCTTTGAGAAGGTTAAGATTAAGTAATGTGTCTTTTATTTAGTTTTTTATTTGGTTTAGTAGATAATATTTTTGATATTTTTGATGTATTTAAAAAAGATTAGACTGGCAAACTTCTTATTAACATTTTAATAAATTTACTTCCTAAATATGTTTTACCTGCGGTTTTTGTGAAACTTTTTGCAATATTTTTAGTTAATTCTTTTCTGCCCTGAACCTGTGCCTCTTGTATTAAATTCTGAACTGCATCCTCTCCTAATAATTCTGAAAAAACCTCATAATTATCTCTTTTTAATAAAAAGTCCTTTAAATTCTTTCCTGTAAATTTCTTGCCAGCGACTTTCCCATTTCTCAACATATCATCCATCTTCTGTTCAGCTAATTTATTAAAGAATTTCTCTTGTTTAAATTGTTTTAATTCACCTTTTAAATTTCTTATACCTTCGGGATTTTTAAATTCTTTTCTCATTTCAGTAAGATTTTTATATTTAAACTTTGGTCTGTCTTTTATTTTGCTTAATTTTTCTGATAAAACACGTTCTGTTTCCGTTTTTTTATATTTAGGTATTTTACCTCTTAATAATTCAGCTTTTTCACTTTGACCTTTTATTCCTTCTAAATAATTCTTTACATTTCCTGCGTTATCTTTTCCTATTTTCTCGCCCAAGTTTGCTATTTCTTTATTGGCAGCCTTGCTACCTATCTTGCTAGGATCTTTTAGATATGGTTTTATGAAATCTTCTACCACTTCTCTTTGTATTTCACCTATTAATTGCTTGCCTTCTTTTGTATGTCCGATAGCATTGTTTACAGATCTTAATGTGCCAGGATTATCAATAGCATTTTTTGCTAGTTTTTCGAAATGCAGTTGTCCTTTTTCTAAGAATGGCTTCATGTCTTTATTTAGAAATCTTTCTGTATATGAAGAAAATAACTGATCTGCCCTGTCTATATATTTAGTACTTTTATCGGCATTGTTAATCATAGTTTTCGTTTGATCGCTAATAGATTTTATTATACTTTTGAAAAAGCCTTTTGGTCCTGGGCTAACTAATTCATAATTTGCTATCTCTCCGATACTATCCGCAGTTTTTATTAAGTTGTTAGCACCAATCTCTCTGAAAGACATCCCTCCATCAACAGAGATTTGATTTTTTAAATTCCTTATTTCTTTAAGCACTTTTTGTTCTGATATTGAAGGTGTCATAGATTTGAATTTACTTTCGATGCTCTCTAAACTTTTGTACAAATCTTGAGCTGGACCACTAACATTTTTATATTTATTTTCAGCTACCTTGTAGGCATTTCTAAATAATTTCTTCTCTGCATTTACTGCGTTCTTTGAAGATGCAATAAGTTTTTTTCCTGTACTTGCTTCTGTTCCTAATTCTGTTTTTGAAATTAATTTGCCTATTTCATTGCCTGTATCTTTAGCACCTTTTCCTTCTAATGAAAAACCCGTTAATCTATTTTTAGGTATATCTTTTGGTATGCTCGGTAATGTATCTTTTACAATGCCAGGTTTGATTGTAGTCTTAGGTTTTGGGATTGCCGAAACCTCTTTCTGCAATGCTGCAAACTCAGGTTCTAAACTTTTTGCTATATTAGATTTAGGGAATCTATCTTTAGAAAATAGATACTCTAATAATTCGTCTCCAGGACCTCTTACTGCACCGCTTTTTGGAGTCGCAATTTTAGATATTGGTTTTGCTCTACTGGCACCAAACTCTTCTAATGCAGTAAATGCTTTTTCTGCTTTAGGCATAGGAATGATCATTTTTATTAGTTCTTCTGCTACCATTGTTGCTTTCTTTTCTTCGTCAGTCAAACCTTCTTGAGAAGGTCTTATTAATTCAGATAACTTAGGTGTTTCAAACTCCTTTCGTTTTTCCCCTCCAAACATTTCCATAATAGCTAATTCAGGTGAAGAAAGTTTAGATACATCTTCTGCTAATGCAGTATATGCAGCTGGAATATGTCTTAATGATTGCCAGCCTTCTTTTTTAATAGCTCTTCCAAGAGGTCTAACAAATCTCTTAGTATCTTTGCCCTTCCAAGGTTCTTTCGTAGCTTCTTCTGGCTCGTCTAACGCAAAACCTTTTGGTAAATTAGATGCAGTTTCGTTTTCGCCATCTAACACGAAACCTTTGGGTAATGTCATTTTATAATCTCCCATTTTCCTGATTTCGTTAAGCCTATTCTTTGACCTGTTTTAGGATTTGTTGCTGTTTGACTATACTGTTCTTTTTGTGTTTCATTTCCTTGAATATTATCTGACCCTTTATTTTGTAATTTCTGCTGAAGTTGCATTTGTTTTCTTATTCTTTTTTCAAACGATATAAGCGAACCCATATTTTGACGCTCGGATTTTTCTATATCAGGAACTCTAGCCATTAAATCTTCAAACACTCTCTTAGATATATTTCCTCGTGACTCCTGCTCTCTTACATAACCAACTAAATCACTAATATAACCTTTATATTCTGATCTTTTTTCCAAGCCTTCCCTGTTAACTCCATATTGTGTAGCATTCCAAGATTTTGTAAATGGGATTTTAGTACTGCCTGTATAATGATTTAACTTCTTCATTTCGGATATTGAATTTAACACAGCTTCCCCTTCTTCCATTGACATTAATCCGCTATCTTTTGCAACTTCTCTTTGTTCCTTTTGTTTAGATAAATCTAACTTTTCTTGTTGATATTGAGTCATTCCGCTTCCACTAGATGACATTAATTGTTTAGTCAATTCTTTCAATAAATCAGGATTACCAGCTAATTGACCTAAGGCTCCAGCCATTTCAGGTTTGCCCAATACTTTAGCGAGAGCAGTACCTTGTTGGTGTTGCTGTAATTTTTGCTGCAATCCGCCAGCAGTTGCATTTATTCCTTGCGATAATAATGTTGCAAGGCCAGTTTCTGGTGCCTTAATCGGCTCTGGAAGAATACTCATCTAAAACCTCCTGTTATTCTACTCCATAAACTTTTATTGGGCTGTCCCCCACCTCCAGCAGCACTTTGTCCAGCTCCAGCAGCTCCTTGGCCACCTCCGCCCATACTTTGCATAAGCTGCATAATTAATTGACCCATTTGCGGTCCCATTTGCTCGCCTAATCCTTTTTCTCCAGCCTGTTGTTGCCAATCAAATGTAGGTGTAGTCATAGCTTTTTGTCCCATATTCAATATTTTATCTTGAGCTCCTTGTTGCATAGAACCTCGCATTGCTGCTAATTTTTCTTCTAATCCAGCACCAGCAGCTCCTAAACCTTGTGTAAAAGCAGAGGATGATAGTCCGCCGCTACCCATGCCACCGAAAGATTCTGCTAAACCAGGCACCGTAGATTCGGTAAACTGTCTTCTTGCAGGAGCTTCGAAAGCTTCAAATGATGCAGGGTCTCCAGAAGCCATCCCTGATAAAGATTTTAAAGCATCTCCAAGAGGACCAGATCCAAAATCTCCTCCTTGAAGTCCTTGTATTAATTGATCGAATAAACCTTGTTGTTGCGGATCCATAGTAGGTCTAGCTTGTTGTTCAGCCTGCTTTCCTGGAAAAAGCTTATTAAATAACATTGGTAACAGTGATGAAATTATTGATCCAAATGCGATTCCAGCCATAATTTACTCCTTTTTTTATCGTTATCTAAAGTAAAGTATTTTCTTTAATTTTTGGCAATTAATACTTTAAATATTCCAAAACAACATAAGAAGTAGTAAAGGCCGTTAAGTTTGCAGTAGTAGTTAATACTATATTAGCAGCACCGACATCTATCTGTACTTCATAAGCAGGACCTCCGTTAGGCATAGGTATCCATAATGGAGTTGCAGGATCTAAAGCATATCCATACATATGAGTAAACATCCAAGTATTATCTATTCCAACTATTCCATGAGGTATACCAGCACTCGGAGCAGCATTTGGCAATGTACCTGTACTTATAACCTTCCTGAACGCTTCTCTATAGTTTTGAGGGTCCCCAACAGTAAAAAACCTCTGACAGTTCAATATTTCGAGCTCTAAAGGATAAAAGCCTCTTTCCTTATCATTTACTTTTATAGCCGTTGTATCACTAAGACCAGTAATCTGCTCTAGAAATTGCTCCCACTTTTCACTGAAATGATTGTTTTCAACTAAAGGTAGCTCGTGGGTAAATGGAGGACTAAAGCTCATGACAGAATCCTTCCTGTTGGTTTAATATTTAAGTTCATGGCATGAAGAACAAAATCAGAATAAGCGTTCTCTTGAATAGTCATCTCATAATTAGAAAGCTTGAACTGCAACTGAATAAAGTTACTATCTGTATTAGGATAATATCTATTCCAGTGCTTTCCGCTAGCTTTTCCTGAATCATCTAAACTAGTAGCTTGCAGGTCTATTATAGAGCTTGGGAGATGGTCTTCAAAAACAGAGATTTTGAAATTACCATCATTAGTATTCATAAAGACATCAAGATAATTTAATCTAAATGATCTTCCTTCCTGAACAAATGGAGAGAATTTTTTTGTTTTAAGATTTACGTTATAGACTATTTCAACACTTCCTGCTCCAGCATATGCTGCAAAAGCAGTTAAATCTACTGGGTCAAGCGATTCGTCAGCCAACACATTAAACAAGCTAAAAGTGTTAGCGTCAATAACATTAACATAGAAAATCCTGTAGTTTAAATCATTATAGTTATAGGTAGCTGTAATTGTTAACGGTGCTGCTAAAGCTGCTGGGAAAACAAGTCCAACACTTCCCGATACATAATCTATAGTTCCTGTTATTCCTGTTGCTGCTTCATCTATTAAAACACCATCCCCGCCGTCCTGGAAGTCGTTAGCACCATCATTTACCACTAAAGAGGTTGGCATCATGCCTAAATTAGCTAAATTAGCGTTAAAGGCAATAGCCCCTATTGGAGCGACTCCTAGAGCTTCTCCCGCTACATTAACAGCAAAACCAAAAGTGTCGTATATCTTAACAAACTGTCCTGTATCTAAATTGTGATTTGGAATACCTACAACTGGAGGGAGTGCAGCAGTGATACCATTTACTATATCCATACAAATAGAATTGCTTGCTCCTTGTTTCAGTAAAAGAACAAAACTTTGTTGGTTTCCGGCTATAATGGAAGGAAAAAATGCTTGCTGTCCAGGAGCTAACCATGGCACATCAGCTGCTTCCCATGATTTATTAATTGAATCCCAAGAATAATCTTCATCTGCTTGATAATCACCAAAACAGGTGAAAGTATCTATATACGTAGAATAAGATTGCTCTTCATAGTTTAAAGCAAGAACTTCATTAGGAAAGATTCTATTAGCTGTATGTGTAGGCATCGTCCAGTAGCTCATTTTATTTTCGAAGTCTCTAATTCCATGCACTCGTGTAGGACCATCATTTTCTTGTTCTATGCTTACTGCTAGATTAGGAATCTTTTCATCTATTCTTTCTACGTTGATACTATCTGAAACAACAATCCCATGATTGCCAATAGCCATTATACCTTTGTCAAAACCAATAGCACTAAACGTAGAAATAGCTCCTAGCTCAGAATTTAATTTCTTCCAATAGAATGGAGCTAATTCACTTCCTGTAAACGCTAACTGCCAAGTACTTTTCTCAAAGAAGACTATTAGAACATCTTTTGTATACCAGCAACTTACTATATCTTCAGTAGTTGGAGCATCATAATATCCCCCAAGACCAGGAGTATCACTATCCCAGTTATTAGGAGCTGCTATTGAAGTTGGGTCTGCTTTAGCACTCCATCTAGCTCTTTGAGGAAATCTAACTGCAGCTGCTGCTGGTGCTGCCCCTTCTAAAGTATTTAAAGAAACCATTCGATCTCTAAATGGAATTACCATTAATGCCCCTCTTAAGAAAGCAGTTCCAGCAACATTTACGGGAGCTGGTAAATTAACCCATGTAGCTCCATTGTAGTACTTAATTCCATCATTGCCAGCAGCATCATAAGCTATATTATTTGTAACCCATAAAAGAGGAAGTGCAGCCAGATACCAGTAATTTGTCGTCCACATAAAATCACTATCAGTACTAGTCCATGCTCCAGTTGCTATCTCATCAAACTGTTCTGTAGCTCCATTGTAAGTATAGGAATGATTCTGATCGAAAGCTACAGTCTCTATTCTATTGAGAGTATTAAGTTCTCTTGCAGCTAAACCCATCGTAGGCTGTCTGTCTAAATGTCTATAATCAGTTATTGTAGCAGGAGTAGCAGCAGGCAGGGCTGCATCCCAATATAGATTAACAGCACCAGCTTCATATTCTATATCACCATATCCCCATAGCATACCTGCTGGAACAACAGTAGCAGTAAGTGTTCCATTGCCATTATCGGTAAAATCAAAATTACCCCATACAGGAATAGCAAGTCTTATAACTCTTACTGTTCTAGGAGATACAGGAACATTAGCTATAACAAAAGCAAATGTAAAAGTACCAATTCCTACGTTACCAAGAACTTCAGGAAGTACTGCTGGCGTTCTTTGTAGTCTTCCGAGAACTGAATATCCTTGTTTCTTTTCTGCTCTTCCATGAATAAGATGAGCGTCTTCTATATCTGGAAATGCGTCATTAGGAAGCAACCACGGCTGAACATCCCTTTCTAGCCCTTCCTTATACGGTCCTATGAATAGATTCTGACTCATTTAGCTACCTATCACTAAAACTGTTACTTCATCTCTATCTCTTTCTGATGAAGCATCGGCATCTCTTAAATATATCCCTACTAGATTGGTAAGAGCACTACCAGCTACCATGCCACCAAAGGCATTAAAGCTTCCTCCACCGTCTGTTGAAGGACAAACTATTACTCCATAATTAGTATCCCTTAATGGAGTTAATAAATTAAAGACTACATTATATCTTCCTGTTGCGAGTTTATTTACAGCACTAACATTATACTGAGCTGAAATAAATTTAGCTCCTAGGGCACCAGTACCATTAAATCTACACCATGCTTTTATTAATGATAGAGGTAATGCTCTAGTTACTGTTCCTAGTTCATTTTCAGTTGCATAATATAGCTCTGTTTCTCTAGTTCCTACTCCTCCAACATGTTTGGAATATACTCTACTTCTTGGGAAAGCAATTGAAGTTGCCAATGGAGATAATGCTGGATCTGCTGCTACATCATTTAATGTAGTTTGTGTATGCATCCCCCTATCATCAGATGAAGGATCTAATGGAACATGATCAACCGAAAACTGAGTGTTTAAATCAGTATTATTATTTAATAGATCAGCCTGTGATCTAGATAATAGATGTGCCTCTAGTGGAACTCCTGCTTGAAATGTCATAAATCCTCCTTATTTATATACGTGGGAAGCCTCCCATATTATTATAGCATCCCCCACTATCATATATTGTTCCTACTCTCTGAGTAGTTAATTGTGTTAATGTTCTTCTGCCTGCTAGTTTTTGTGCAGAATCAAAGAAAGGCAATACCTTTTGATAACTGTCAAGATCAAGATTGTCTTGAAATATCTTAAGAGATGTTCCAAAAGAAATTAGATCTGCCCATTGAGTTAATTCAGGAAATTGAGCTCCTGCTGTATAAGCATTAAAATTAGGGTAAGCATTAATTGAAAATGTATAAACCTTATCTGGGTAAGGAAAAAACCTAAATTCATTATTAAAGTATAAAACAGCATAAGGTGTTCCCACTGGATAAGTATTAGCAGATATATTAATAGCATTGCCATTAGGGATGACGGCAGTAAAAGTTATACCAGCAACTACACCTGTTGCATAGTTTATGGTTGCTCCAACTATAGCTGTACCTGTTTCATCTACAAAACCTCCAACCCCATCATCTAGAGCTAATACAGAAGCTCCAGTAGCGGTAGTAGCACTTATAACCACCCTATCTGGCTCGATCGGAGTATATTGGTATGTTCCGCCATAAGGACCAGCAACACCCGTTCCTGTGTCTAATGTGACCGAATACTTGTAATTAGTAAAAAGGCTATTAAAAGCTGCATTATCTTGATAATAAGAAATAGGTATATTATCTATATATGCAGGGGGCTCAAAATTACTGTATGTATTTTTTATGCTTTGAATTGTAAATCCAAAAACATTTGCACTAATATTTCTTGTATATATCTGCATATCATAAATAAATCTTGTATGAAGCGGCAGATCATATACTACAAAAGACTGTATATATTCCTGCAAGTCATCATTAGATAACGCATTAGTAGAAAGTCTTGCTGTTAACTTTCTAATCTTAGCTTCTATATAATTATAATCATTTAAAGCCATTTTTTAACCCTATGTAAAACTTTTAGGTATGAATTCATATTTAGGTTCCATCTTTCTAATTACTGTCTGAAGAGTTTTGCGACCCTTAGCATCTACAGCATATTCTCTGATAGGAACAGACCTTGTATTGATGTGTTTAGCCACTCCATAAGGAATTGTAGCTTCCTCACCGTCAATAAACTTATAATCTTTATATGAATCTTCTTTATACTTTTTAAACGTAAACTGAATCTCTTCATTTTTTGATGTGTAATTCCTAAATGTTCCAGTTACCATTCTAGCGTCTTCTTCCATTTGTTTTTCTATGATTGCTCTAGCTTTTTTCTTCTCTTCTGGCGTACGTTTTTTTCTTACAGAAGTTCTAAATTCTCTTATTAAACCCATGTTTTCTCCTTTAAAAAACGGGGAGCAAATGCCCCCCTAGTTATTATATTGTATAGTCTCTACTAAAGGCCATCCAATCCATTACGTTAGTGTTAGCACCAACTACCCCTGTATTACAATACATAGCAAAGTATGCACCGTTTCTCATAGGGTTAGTAACTTTAGTAGCTACCTCTCCCAAAGGAGTAATATGAGGATAAGTGACTCCATTAGCAGCTACCGCAGATGTTGGATAAGCAAATGCTGTAAATGCAGCAGTGTTTATATCTGTTGTTATTGTGTTAGCAGTAACCGCAGTTATAGTTGCAGTCATACCATCAATCTCTATCATACCAAAATTTGCATCCGGTACATGGACAGTGATTTTATCTCCAACAACATAAGTATGTGCTACAGAAACACTTATAACCCCTGGATTAGCAGCTGTTATATTTGCGATCCATCTTCTAGACGGAGTGTAGTATCTAGCAGGTATAACTCTATAGTCTGCATTAGTTGCAGCAGCAGCATAACCAGCTCCTACACCATACCCTAAAGTATAGTTAGTCGCAGGTGTCACAGCTGTCACAGTAAAGTCAAGACCAGCTATTTGAAGCATTCCTGTTGTATTATACATTCTGACAATGTCTCCTACTCCAGGAGGTACTCCATCAGTTACGACCATAGGAGTCGCAGCAGTCACCGCTGTTCCAGAAGCTATTAAAGCTCCAGGAGTCTGAGCACTATAATCTACAAAAGTAAATCCTAGTCCAGCAGCAGCTATTGCTCCAGCACTTAAGTCATCTGCAGCATCAACTGTTGTTTGAGCTTGCCCAGCAGCCATACCATAAAACCATTCAGATTGTACGGTTACAGAAGCAGTAGCACCCCATTGTGTTCTATTTCTGATCATAAAATAATGAGGTTGTCTTGGCAGTTCAATTGCCGTTGCAGCACCAGTAGAAACGAAGCTTCCAGATGCTATTAAACCATTAGGTAATCCCATATAAGCCTCCTTAAGCTAGTGTTGCTCGTAAATTAGCGATCCAAGCATTGTTATCAATGACAGTTCCAAATGTTAATCTGAAACCTAGAGTTTGACGAAGACCACAAGGATCATCTCCCCAACCTCTTTCATGATATTCAAGCTTGATATTTCCGCCCTGCAAGTCAACACAACTATATGACTCTTGAGCCGCTATAAAGTTATTATAAACATCCTCTCCTAACGCAGAAGCATTAGCAGTGATTGAACCTCTAGATGACATAAACCATCGGAGATTTCCGCTCGCCCCCCACTCCGACTTGGATTGTGATCCATTAGGATTTGGGTATTGAGCTTTTCTTGTGAATCCATTGATATTCTCTATCTGTGAAATCATGTCACTATGTGCCATAGCCATAAATGCATCAGAAAGCGGAGCAGTACCAAATTTGTCCTCTCCACCCATAAGTTTTTCGATAAATTCACCGTCATTTCCTACCAAAACTTGTGCTATTCCATCAGTATCGGAACGTACAATTTCTGTAGGAACATCGCCATTTGTTCCACCAGTACAGTTTACTACTGTAGCTGTCGCCTCAAGCATATCTCTAACTAATTGATCTTCAGTTTCAGCCCAACTTTGAGCTAAACGTGCTGTTATACCATTTAAAACGGGATCTTGATTTATTAGAGTAACTTGCTCAGTGATCATTACGTAAGTCGCATGCCAGCGTACTTGTACGTCAATGTCATCTTCAAGTTGTGTTTGCTGAGGTGGATTATTCATGGCTGGGTCAACAGGTACAGGTACAGTTTCTAATCTTCTGTATCTGCGTTTTCTGTATATGTCTCCGCCACCAGCTGGTAAAGTAAACTTAGCTGCGCCTAGCATGTGTATTCTATACGCTTCAGGGGTGCTAAGAAGCTTCCCTGCAAAGTTTTGCTCAACTGGAGGTGGGAAATTCAGTCTTGTTACAGTCATTTTTTCCTCTTTTTAGGAATCTATCCCTGTGCGTAGCGTTTCATCTCCTTATAGAGGTCTTCTTTCGAAGCCTGCGACCAAGCATTAGCATTATTTAAAGGTCCCGATCTACCAACAGAGTTAGAAGATATGGGGGCAGATAAATTTTCATTTACCTTGTCTGCACTCTTAGAAATTTTAGCTTCTTCTTGAGGCAGAACAAACTTTTTAAGCATCTTATATGTCGCTTCCCAAGGATTTGGTGCTTTCGAGCACGCTTGCGCAAGTCCAGGTTCCATTTGTTCAAATTTTTGAATATTTTCTTTAGTCATTATTTCATCAAAATCTTTGAACCGACCTTTTGTTCTTAAAGGTTGTAATTCCTTCTCTTTTTGCTGAAGAACTTCTTTAACGATCTTTTTAGCTATTTTTTCCGATCTTTTATCCGACTGCTCAACAGTCAGTATATCTTCAGGATCAAGCTTCGATAAATCTTCTTCAACATCTTGAGAGGTAGGTTTTCCTTCAAGCCTTTGTTTCAGTTCATTAAATTGATTTTGCAATTCAAAGTTTGTTTTTTCGGCTTTTTCTGTCCTCTCTCTAAGTTTTTTGAAATTTAATTCTTGTAGGCCTTTATCCTGCCCTTGGTTAACTTGAGAGTTTTCATTTTGAACTGCCGACTCAGAATTAGTAACAGGTGTAGCGACTTCCTGTAATGTGCTGCTTTTTACTTCTTCTTCTGTCATATATCCTTTCCTTTGGGTTAGCGACTTCCCTTTTCTGCTTTATGCTTTTATTAGTATTTGTCTTAACGCCGACAAGCGAATATTTAAAAAATACTAATTTGTATTTAATAAATAATATTAATTATTTTAATTGTCAACAAAAAGCTCGCACGAACTTCTAAATTAGAGAATTGAAGAAGAACAAAACTAAGAAGAGAGAACCTGCGAGCTAAGATTTTTGAGATTTATTTTTTCTTGTTTGATATATTTTTTGATGCACTCTATTAGAAAAGGAGCATATAAACCTGGAGTACGAAGATAGTTTTTAAACATAAAAATTCTAGGAATAGTCCATAGAAGGGTTAATTCTTCCTTCTTATAGTTATATTGCCAAAAATCTGTGGACTCAACTAATCTTGTAAGCTTTCTATCTGTAATACCCATTTTTAAATGAACATTTTGGACAGCAAGCGGATCTTTTTCTGTTTTACATAAGAAATAAAGATTTTCCTTTTCGAAACTTCTATGGGATTCAATAGCCTTATTCAAATCCTGCATATAATATTTGCCGATCTCTTGAGCAAGCTCACCAGCTTCAATATAATAGTGATTTATTCCTATTATCCTTTGAGTGCGTTTAACTTCTTTCATAAAAACCCAGATTATTTATATCTTGAGCCGTATGTAGGGTTAACTTTTACATCTACATTTTTAGCAGTCATGCCACCATATCTAGATTTATAAGTAGTTTTTACTTTTGTATCTACACCTTTAGCAGTCATGCTACCTTTTGAAGAACCTTTTTTTTTCATTTTATAAGCCATTTTTTTACCTATAGGTTGTTTAAAAGAACAATAGCTCTTTAAAATAAATACTATCAACAATTTATTTTATTTTCAATTCCATCTTTTAAATATTCCTCTTTATCGCATTTACAATCAGGGTCATCTTTAAAAGACACTACGACCTTCTGTATTTTTGATTCTTCTATGGGATAAGTAGTATCCCAACTTACTTTATATTTAATATTCTTATGCATTTGTTCCTCAATAGAGATTACGGATTACCTTCCTTAAGTTAAATTATTTTTATTTAAATAGAAATAAAAAACTAACACATTTAATCGAAAATATTTTAAATTATTAGTTTGCTTTTAAGTTAGAGTAGCTCAGTTGGCTAGAGCAGTGGGCCGTTAACCCTCAGGTCGGAGGTTCGAGTCCTTCCTCTAGCGAATAAATAAAAAGGAGAATAAAGATGTGTGATGACAATATAAAGGGTTTAACATTAGAGTTTATAAAAAATCGCTTTAAAGCGATAAGTAAAAAAGCAACTGATAAGAAGAAAATGGATAGTTTAAGTTTAGAAGAAAAAATAGATATGATAGGGGAAAATATTAAAGCTCTTGAGCTACTATTAGAAATGGCTAAAGCAGATAAAGCTAAATTACAGGAGAAATAAAATGGATTGTAAACATGATTAAATTTAATAAAGAGGATAAAACAAAAATGATAATTAATTACGTAGACCACGTAAAGAATGTAGATTGGAAAAGTCCTTTAGTTTATAAAGTGCCTATAAACTGTGAATATTGGATTATGGTTAAGGATTTAACCGATCAAGCATCAGACGTAACAAAGCACACACAAGTTATTTTCAATGATAGAAGGGAACATTTTTATTGTATGAAATGTGAAAAAAGATTCTCATTAAAAAGCACCGATCTAACTAAGCAAGTGATTGCCTTTGTTGTGTCAAAGAGATATTTTTCAATTAGATTAAAGCCGAGATTGGGGATAATGGGATGAGAATAAGGTTTGATGATGGAGACCCAGTTATTTGGCAGACACCTAAGCCTAGCAGAATACCTGTTAATTGCGAATATTGGATTCTAATAGCTAATTTTATTAATAGGTCTCAGAGTAATAAACTTTATTCAGGGGCTTCTTATAATGATAAAAGCGAGTATTTCTACTGCAAAGAACGTAACGAATATTTCCCTTTAAGCAATCCTGATTTAACTAAACAAGTAGTAGGCTTTGTAGTATCGAAAGGGTACTTCCCTATTAATTTAAATAGGAACTAGAATGAGTAAAGAAGAATTAGAAGATGAACTTTATCAAGAACGAGTAGACTTAAGGAATGTAATAGATCTAATAAATGTTTCTGCACTTGCTCTTGATAGTTATAGGTTTTCAGATGAAGGAATCGGAAATGTTAGAGATGCTTTATTTTTCATAGGACTACCTCTTCTAGAAAAAATGGATAAAAGGTTAAGAGAGAAAAATGAGTGAAGAATATACCATTTTAGATGCAAGAGAAGAGCTAGATAATTTAAAATGCTTAGTAAGTGTTTGTATAGGCGCTCTTAGTAATCCAGATATAGGAGAGGGAGATATAAAAGATATTAGAGAGACTTTATATTTTATAGCGTTGCTTATGATAAAAGAAATAGATGAAGGTTTAAAAAATGAAAGTATTAGAAGGAAAAAATGTACCGATATTTAGTTGGTGCGAAGAGTTAGAGGAGAGTGCTTTAAAACAGGCTCAAGACTTAGCTTCTTTGCCGTTTTTACATAAACATGTGTGTTTGATGCCCGATTGTCATACAGGCTATGGTATGCCTATAGGAGGCGTTATAGCTACTAAGGATGTTATAAGTCCAAATTGTGTTGGCGTTGATATTGGCTGCGGAATGTGTGCTATTCAAACTACTCTAAAGCACGAAGATTTACCTATCGATAAACTAAAATCAATCATGGGGCTGATAAGAAAAGTTATCCCTGTTGGATTTAATAGTCATAAAGAAAAGCAAGAATGGGAAGGATTCGATAGAGTTCCTGAAATTCATATGTTAGAGGGTGAAGCTAGACATGCTCAATACCAATTGGGAACTTTAGGCGGGGGTAATCATTTCATTGAGATTCAGAAAGACGAGAACGATTGTATTTGGATAATGATCCATTCGGGTAGCCGTAATTTTGGATATAAAATAGCTAATTATTTCAATAGACTTGCTCAAGACTTATGTAAGAAATGGTATTCTAATATTCCGCCTTACAAAGGACTGGACGGCCTAGCGTTTTTACCTGTTGATAGCGATGAAGGGCGGTACTACATAGAATCTATGAACTATGCTTTAGAGTTTGCTTTAGCTAATAGAAAACAGATGATGGCTTGGTGCGTCCAAGTTTTTAAAGAAATATTTAGTGATAATGATTTCGTAATTGGAAAACTTATCAATATACACCATAATTATGCTTCATTAGAGAACCATTTCGGTGAAAATGTATGGGTGCATAGAAAAGGAGCGACCTCCGCTAGAGAAGGCGAAATAGGTATTATCCCAGGATCACAAGGCACAAAGAGTTACATCACTAGAGGTCTAGGCAATGAAATGAGCTTTAACTCCTGTTCTCATGGGGCTGGTAGAAAGATGAGTAGAACTCAAGCTAGAAAAGAGTTAGATCTAGAGAAAGAGTGTGCCATCTTAAATGATAAAGGAATAATCCATTCAATTAGATTCCAAAAAGACTTGGACGAAGCTGCATCTGCTTACAAAGATATAGATCTAGTTATGGAGCAACAAGAAGATTTAGTAGAGATAGTAGAGACTCTAAGTCCTATCGCAGTAATTAAGGGATAAAACGTAAAAAGGAGAACTTATGAAAAAGAAAGTATTAAAACCATTGTCAGATAACATACTTGCAAAAAGACTAAAGAATGAAGAAACAACAAAAGGTGGGATAATTATCCCTGATTCAGCTCAGCAAGCACAAGAAATATATGAAGTGATAGCTGTAGGGTCAGGAAAAGTAACAAACAAAAATATAACTCTACCAATGCCTGTAAAAGTCGGTGATATAATCTTAGCACAACAATATACAAGTAAAGAAATTAGTATAGAGGATGAGGACTATATCGTTACAAAGGTTGATAATGTTATTGCTATAATAGAGGGTTAAAAGGAGAAGTTATGAGTAAATTTAAAAATATGAAGATATTTAATTATAATTATATATGGAAGGTTGCCCATGTTATAGCTTTTGCAGTAGCTATGTTCTTTCTATTTACTAAATGCTTCTGTTTTTCACATCCTTTAGATGTTCATATATTAACGCCTGAAGAAGAAGCTAGTATAAAAAAGGATTGTGAAGAAATAAGAGAGGCTTTTGATGATTGGAACAGACCTGCGGAAGTTAAACAAAAAGAAGCAGATGACAAAGAAAGCCAACAGTTAATAGATGATAATAAGCCTCAAAGAGATGAGAATGGAGAGATAACTTATGAGTAAATATTGGATTAGATGTGAAGGAACTGATTATAATTATATTCTTTATAATAAATTATACCCTGGATTTGGTGTTTTTGTTCCTCAAGGAAAATATGTAGTTTATGAAAGTCCATTTACTTCTAAAAAAGGTTTTTATGCTATAAACGATGAAACAGGAAAACGAGTAGCTTTAAAAAAATTACCAGTATATTTTATTAAAAGTATCTTTAAAGGGGCGAGATAGCTTATGAGTAAATAAGAGGAGCGGAGGCAACATGAATCCCCCTACAAACCAACCTAAAAGGCCAGTGAGATTTCCTCATTAATCTAACTCTTCAAATATTCCCGAATCACTTATTTGGTCAGCGATATTATCTATTAGCAGCTCAACATTTATTCGAGAGTATTCGCTATCATCATCATCATCTTCATCTTTTGAATCATAATAGACGTACCCTTTATAAAGCTTACGTCTTATATTATCTATCTCATGTAAAGCATCAAACATCCTACTAGCATTTCTAACTAAGCTAAGATGATGACTATCATTATTGTCTTCATCGGGTTCAAATTCGTATATTACTTTCATCCTACTTATCACCTCTTCCCCTCTAATATATATTAAAGCTTGCCCGCATTTCCAGCAAAACCCATCTTCTGCTTTATCTACCATAAATGTTCTAAAGCAATGCCCGCATACCGCTCTGTACATTTAGAGTAACTCATCCGTTATAAACCGCCACATACCTCTAATAATCTTAGGAAGATTTTTAACTTGTGTTGATTCCATTATTTCCATCTGTCTTTCTACTATATCTTTATTTGAAAGGAAAGGATTCTTTTCACAGAAACTACATAAAGAACACGAATCGCTTTCATCATCTTCTTCAACCTCTTCTGTCCACTGAAAAAAACACTGAGGACAATCAAAATATTTTTGTACCTTATCTTTTGCTATTCTTATTCTTCCTTTAATAATTTTATACCCCTCTTCTTCTTGTATTTAATCTTTTAAATATTTATATTTATAAAAAACCGTGGGTCTTCAAGAGCGGAGACTGAAGACATCTGGCCCTTCATTTTTAACGGCTGATGAGTCGAAAGACGAAACATTAATTTGTCCCGTGGAGTAGCCCCTGAAGGGGAATAACTGGCTACCGCTCCGCTCATTTCTTTTTTACTTTCTTATCCTTTCCCCAACTAAAGAATCCATATAAGTTTATCATAGCAGATATAAAAGTCCCTATCGTTTGTACTTTTAATCCTAGATAATAATTCCTAACTGTCCAATACGATAAACAGACTATCCAAATAATAAAACAAACTCTTTTTCCTTTAGCATTTAAAAATCGACCAACTTTTCCTAATAAACTAAATACTAAATCAGTTAATTCACCTAGAATCATTTACTTTTACGTCCTTCTTTCTTTATTTATATAACTTTTTATATATTATTAAAAGAAACCTTTGGAGGTATTATGAGCTACACTATTAATTGTATCAGACTATTTCAGAGAATTAATTTTGCACCCCCTGCTTCCGTTGAAAACTATAATACTTTCCTAGAGAAATTTATAGTTTTATCTAATTTCTACTTAGAGAATTACTACATGCTTAAATCAAATAAAGTAAAGCTATTAAAAGATATTTCTAAGTTAATTTTAAAATATAATGCTACGATTGCTTTCGCACGTTCTCATTCAGATCTCCTATATGATGATCGTTGCTGGGACTTAAGGCATTCATGTGATAAAAATTACAGGCTATTAAAAGAAGTAAAGCGAGGTATGTTTTATCGTAATCACATATGTACAATGATTACTTAAAACCCTATCTCTATTAACTCTATCTCTTCTTTCATTGGACCGTAAGCCTCTTCTTCTAACCAGTCCTCTTCAGGATAACTCTCGTAAAAGATTTTAAAATGCTCACAGCTAGTTACTGCTATTGCTAGCAAAAATATTAATATTAATTTACTCATTTTTTCTTTTCTTTTTTTTGTATTTAATCCATATTTCAGCGAAATCGTCAACTTTAGATAGAAAGTTAAAACCTTCTTTCAAAGAAAGCTTTTTTGCCTCTTCATAACTGAAAGACTTATCTTCTAAAACTGTTTCCATATCTTTATTAATAATGCGAATAATATCTATATTAGGAAACAAAGCGTAAATCAGCATTATCATAATACGATTATTCCGACCGACATAATTATTAGTAACACCTAGACGATCATCTAACACTTCAAACTTATCTTTATACTTCTTTCTCATCTATAGCCTCTTCCTTCCACTGAATAACATAAAGGGGTAAATTAAGTTCCAAGTCCATGCCCTTTGAGTTTTTATCAACACTTATTAATTCTAAACCACTAACTTTTATTCCCTCTAACCCCGCTTCATTCGCACGAGCAAATAACATCCGCACACATTTAACTATAACTTCTTCAGTAATTGGACCTGAATTTATGGATAACTCTCTTAATATTTTTTTCATGTAGTAATCCCAGCCTCTTTCTTCTCTTCTATTGTTGGATCTAATAGTTTACTGATATCTACTAATTTCTGCAACTTATCTAAATCCATACTTTCTAGTTCACTTAAGACTTTAACTCTGTTCAATTTTGCATCCGATATGTTTTCTATTGCTTGTGATCTTCTTTCTACTGCAAGCTCTTTATTTTCCTCTATCCGAGACATTCTTTCCATTCCTAATCCCTGATCTGCTATAGCCCTCGCATTAGCTAAATCAATCCTAGATTGAATCTCTTTCATTTCTATTTCCATTTTCATTTGTTCCATTTGCTGTTGTTGTTGCTCAGCTTGTTGGATTTGCTGCATAGTCTCAGCTTTGTTCTGGAATGTTGCATCAGCTAATAAATCCGCAGTAGGTATTGGAATGCCCATCTCTTTTAAGTATAGTTTCTGTTTAAATGCTGTCATCCTCTGTGTCGGTGTATCTGATCCTTCAACTACTACACAATCATACTTCTTAAATGTCTTATTATAAAATTGGGGTGACGGCTCTTCTTGTATTATTCTTTTTATCTTAGCAGGTGTGAAATTAGCTTGGACTAGGTCTATTTCTAAATTGCCTAGATTCTTCATCGCTTCGTCTAAATGGTCGAATAATATCTGAAGAGTGGTAATACCTGCCGACTGCCTTAACATGCTTAAAATGCCCGCTTTGTCATCTTCTGCGCTGCCAAGTAGTTCTTCATTTACGCCCGATATGGTCATCATATTCTGATCCATCTGCTCGATAACGTTTACAAATGCAGGAGAGACATCCGCTGTAGGTATCTTTTCCATTGCTCCAAGACCTAAAGGATTATCCTTAATAAAGAATACCTCACCCTCACCACTCTTAAATGCGTCTTTCTCGTTAACTAGTGTTCCTTCTATTACTTTTAAGCCACTGTTTACCTGCGACTCTAAAGCTTTAAGTAGGATATTTTGCCTTCTATTGCTTAAGAACTGTGAATCCCTAAGCCCTCTAATCATTCCTTGCATTCTATTTTCATAATGTAATAAATCAGGATTGTAGTAACCGAGTACAGCTACAAATGGATACTTATCTATTTTATTGGGTCTTTTTTTATGAACTATAACTTGATCGTTTACAGCAATAGCTAGTTTACATGTCTTCTTCTGTATCTTCTTTGTTCTAATTCCTGGGTATGTCATTAAAAAAAGTCTCAGATTCTCTTTGTCACCTTCCCATTCGATGACTTCCTCATTCTTTTCATCAACTAATATTGTAGCATCTCGATAATCTAGGTAATAAAACTCATCATAAAATAACCTGTCCCCTGAATTGTCAAAGCTAGGTAAATAGTTGAATCTTCCATCTCGTGAAGTATTCTTATGCATCGCCATAATGTCTTTCTTATGTTCAGGAAGAAGAGTTGCTATTGTTTTCTTATCCCAAAAATGTCTAATCCATATATACCGACAATCTGATAGATCATGCTTCTTAAAATAAGGATCTATCATATATCCGTTATAGCCAATATTATCCATTCTTAAATCCCCTGAAAATGGATCTTCTCTATAATCCATCCATACAGATAAAAGGTTCATTCCAGTAACTAGTCCGCCTAAAAAAGCATCAGATAATAGATTAGAGGTATTAGAGACATTATTTACCCACTTAATAACTTTAGAGTGTTGGTTAGCTGTGCCTTCATCTTCATTACCTACTGGTATAACTTCTAAGTCTTTCCTATTATTTCTTTGATGACCCGACACCATATTTACTATTCGCATAGTCTTATTAAAATTAAACTTGCTTCTTCTTTTTTCTGGTAAGTCCCTATACGCTTCAGCCATAAAAGTATGGTCGCCAGCATAACACCTTTCATCTAATGATTGTTGATACCACCTATGTTGAGTCTCTGAAGATGTTTCATTGTATATTTCCTTCATCCATGATTGGAGTTGTGACGAGTCTTCTCTTGTATATGTGTTTACTTCATTTCTTAGATTATATGACGGATAAGACATTATTAAACCCTTTGTTATACTGTCATTTACAATAGTAACATAAGGCTTAATTGACAATTAAGAATTTTAATATGTATAAAAATAATTTAG